TGACGTTCACCTCACCCGTACCCTTGGGCGTGATATTGATGTCGATGTTGGTATCAGTGCCGTCTGCGGACAATGTATCGCCGGTTAGGGTGACACCAGCGGCTGTATTACTCGTCGTGAACGTCGTCGAGTCAATCGAAGTGATGCCCGAAAACGAGCCAGTAAAGGTGACCCCGGAAACGGAGCCGCCCGTGATGGTGACGTTGTTGGAGTTCTGGGTAGCGATGGTACCCAGCCCAAGGTTCGTGCGTGCATCCGAGGCTGTAGAGGCTCCCGTGCCCCCATCTGCAATGGCAAGATCGGTGATGCCCGTGATAGTGCCCCCGGTAATTGCAGCCTTTGATATAGCCACAGACCCAGTGCCATTAGGGGCAAGGACCAAATTTGCATTAGTGATGAGCGTGCTGATCGTAGTGCCATCCAGTCGAATGGATTCTACGGACACGGACTCAGTACCAACCTTTAATGCAGTGGCAACCCCCGTACCGCTATAGACCGTCTTCTCGGTTGCGGTCGGGCCATCGTCAATATGCAGTAACTGGTCAAACGTACTAGCAATCGTGTTGCCGGTCAGGTTAGTTGGCATTCAGTTCTCCGCAAAATTTTATGAATATTTAAATCGCTGCTTCCCAAAACACTGTTACCGACGTTGAAGTTACATCAGCCCCTGACGAAGCCATATTTCCAACGCGAACTAAAATATTAGTAGCAGTAATGTTTTGAACTTGCGCAACGTACGTGTTATCCCCGCGAATAACAACATCAGCCCAGGTAGGTGTTGCGTAAATCCCATGAGCAATATTGATGTTGCCATTACCGTCGGTTGTAGCCGTTGATGAACCGCGCTTGTAATTTTCTAGATCAGACAGACCGTAACAGTTTTCCGCTTTGATGCGAGATCCGCCAACATATGTTCCAGGCAAATCAAACGTATTTGAAGAGCCAATACAGTTTGAAAAGAGGATATCAACGCCAGTTAAGCCAACAACAACCCCACTGAACATCCCGGTCGTTATTCCGCTAATTCTGGTGTTAGTAAACGTAATTCCAGAAGGAGCGTTTACAGGGTTGGCGATAAGGTACTGATGCCCACCACGAATTTCACAATTGGATACGCGAAGCCCTTCAAGGTTTGCAATTGTCATTGCATAAGCATCAGTGCCAACTGATTGACGATGCTGAGCGTCAATGACGGTGTTGTCCAAAAACAAAATATTTCCTCGCATGTTCATTGAGGAAACATAACATTCGTTTACGTAACACTCCGTTGAAGTGTTTGATGCAACAGACAGAGAGCCGACATCTACGTTATAAAAATGCGCAGTGCGATAGGCTGCGTTTGTTCCAACGCCTTGTGTTGTTGAGGCGTTTGGCGCAATCAGAACATAATCTTTAAAGATAAAATCAAACTCACTGTGAATATCGCTTACAAGATTTACGTCAGCACTAAAGCCGTTTGAATCCATTGCAAACTCAGTGACGAGCCGAGCATTGCGCACATAAACCCCGACAGCACGAGGAAGCACGGCTTCATCGCCTTCGCTGTAAACGTCCTCGTACAACAAGTTAAAACAAGGATGACTTGCAATCGTTGATACGTTGTCTTGTCCGCGAATGTTTTGAACAAAACAATTATAAGAAGCAGTATTGAAATCAATCGGTTGCCAGCATTCGATGCTTTCAACGTTTTTAAACGAAGTATTTCTACTTCCGTTTGTTACGTTGACGCAATATCGAGCGCCGCTAAAAAACGAATCGTTAAACGTTGTGTTGTAGCTTTCGCCAACAAGCACTGGGTCAGGACCGCTGCCACGTCGTTTTTGCGGATCAATAGATCTCAGACCATTGACCACGCTGTTTGACAGGTAACGAATATCAATAACACGCCCGGTCCCGCCACTAGATGAGGGGTACGTAACGGTTAAAGGCCCGTTAATCGTAAGGCTTACATTCTTGCGAACTGATAACGTAACCCCGTCAGTTGCAGAATCGTAGCCAAACACAAGCGGTTCAGAAAAAGTGATGGTCGTTGAAGTTGTTGAAACGACCTTATGCACTTCTTTTTGCTTGTAGTTGTACCCAGTTTCGTATGTCTTTGTGCTGTCAATAAACACCAACATACCGGCTTGAATGCCAGTTGTGCTGTTTACAGTAATAGACAAAGCCCCTCTAGAAGAGGTGCCAGAAAAGGTTGGCGTAGCTACTTCTTTAGCTTGAAAAGATAGAGTGGTTGATGCGGCGTTATTGTTTAAAAAAGTTGCTCCGGCGCAATCAATTGTTAAATCGTTTTCAAGAACAATAGTTTGGCTTCCCGTTGCCAACGAATAGACCCCGGGATCAACCACTAAGGTTTTGCCACTGGCTGCGTTAATTGCATTAACAATCGCCGTTGTATCGTTCGTTACGCCGTCCCCAACAGCGCCAAAGTCCTTAACCGATACGATATCTCGCAGCTTTGACTGAGCCGAACGCCCCGTGGCCCCAGTGCCGGACTGGAGAAATCCGACAAGAGACGCTCCGTCATTGTCATCTAGTCTTGTGAACGCTACTTTTTCAGTATCAAGTTCAGCAATCGCAGTGGGTACAGTTGTTGCAGCAATCCCACCAGAGGGTGTGTATGGGAGATCCCCCACTAACCCAGCGGCAAGCTGAGAACGAAGAATGCGTTTAGTCGTACCCTCACTCGTATCAAAAATAACGAGGTTGTCGTCATTGGCCGTACTAGCCCCGGCAATGGCGGTTAAGTCAGGAATACGCTTTCCGGGCATCTTCTTCTCCTAGTAAACAGGGGGGATAAACCCCCCTGCGAGTTTACACCGTTGCGCTAAACGGAGTAGCTTCAGCACCAGTAGCAATCAGGTTGCCCTGCACTGCATACAGGTTAGTAGCAATATCAACCAGCGTAACAAGACCGCCAGCCAATCCACCAGTAGTAGACCCGTTCATGGTGATTGTGTCACTAGCGGCAACAGTACTGAACTCAGTACCAGTGCCAGCAGCTTGGTCGGTCATATAGATCGAACCAGACATCACATCCGTATTATCCGCCACTTTAATGATGTCGCTGTTGCTGGTCACAGCCGTACCAACCGTGAAACGAAACACTGCACCAGAACCAGTTGCAGCAGGCAGCGTTGCAGTCACACCAGCGGCGCGGTTGAGCACAATAATTTTGCCATCGTGATCAGCAACCGTGACAGCCAGCGTGGCGGTAGTAGCCGACACAAGCCGAGCCGACGTATCTGCCGCCGCGTTGATCTCTGCGGCTGTTGCAGTAAGAGCAGTCCCACCAATCGACGGAGTAACGAGGTTCAGGCTATACGCCGTACCTCCTTGCAACGTAGGATTGTCTTGGGTAATACCGCGATACACACCCATTATGTTCTCCTTTCAGCAATGGGGGCCGAAGCCCCCACCAATTAGTTAGCGTTGCCGACAAACGCGAAGAACTTGATCACCGCGTCTTCAGGAACGGCAGTGTTCAGCAGGATGTCGATAGTGTCAGCAGTAGCCACAACGGTCGGGTTAGCCAGATCAGCAGCCTTCAAGCCGGTGCTGTTGGTAGCCAGATCGTTACCATAAACGTTGGCAGCAGCAGGCGAACCACCCGTGTAGCCAATGTCGATGGTAGCAGTCGCGTTCACGGTTTCCGCCGTAAGTACGTTCATACCAGCCGACAACACAATAGAACCAGCGGGGAGGCTGATAATCTGGAGCGTGTCAGTAGCAGCCAGCGCGGTAGCGCCAGCGGCTGAGCGAGCAGACTTAACTTCAGCAAAATCGACGGTAACTTCAAATTTGGAGATATCGGTGACATTGGCGGGGTACGCAGCAGTGCCTTTGTCAAACCCCAGAGAATCGGTGTAAGCAGCCATTTCTTATCCTTTCAGAATTGAGTAACGGGGGCCGAAGCCCCCGATCATCAGAATTGCACAACAGCGGTGGAGAGAGCTTCGCCCTTCACAACTTGGTAGCCATAGACTTGCAGGCCACGGATGATGTTGCCGAAGGTGGACTCACTGCGAATGGTTTCCATGTTGGTCATCTGGGACGCAAACGTGAAGCCCATCTTGTGACCCGCGATGATGTTGTACTTGCCCGAGGACACATACAGATTGTGGGACACGTAGATCGTGAAGCGGTCGATCATGCCAAGACGGCCATTGCGGACGATGGACATGCCGTCGCCAGTCAACGAAGCGTCTTTCAGTTCGGACTTCTTGATCAGACCGGCCATCTTGGCAGGGATCACAACAAAGCGATCCTGCTCAGGGCAGTTGGCTTCATCGAGAACGGTGCCCATATCAACCAGCAGATCGATAACCGAAGTGGTGCTGGACGCGCCATCTTTGGTAACGGTCAGCGGGGAACCAGTCGTACCGAGGTTGAACGAAGCAGACTGCTCGCCAGCGGTCGCGCCTTTGTTAGTCGAGGCAATGCCGGTCAACAGATCGGTCAGCACGCGCTGGTCAATCTTGATCTTCATACGCTCAGAAGCGTCTTTCGACCACGTGTCCATCAGGTTGATGTCCGACTGAACTTTGTCCACGTCGTCCTCGACGCAAGCAAAGTATTCGCCTTTGTCGATCACGAGTTGGATCTTCGGCTTGTCGGGGTTCTCCACCGTCAGGGTCTGGCCTTTGACGTACGAACGGATGGTGATTTCGGGCGTGGTGCGGATGTTAACCGTATCACCAAACTGGCGAATTTCACCTTCATAGTCGGTGTTGGAGATTGCTGCGAGCACGGTGGCGTCGTAGAAATTCTCGATAAGTTTGCCAGACCAAATTTCGGGGATGAAGTTGCCCGAGTAATTGGGACGACCGGGGGAAACGGGATAAGACATGATATAACTCCTCTAATCAAGCATTCATTTGGATGCGATTCTCTCGCTGTGCAGCGAAAATATCGCGTTCGATTCGGGCACGATCTTGCTCTCGTCCTTTGTATTTCCCAGCGCGAACATCGTTAAAGAACTTCTGGATGTCTTGCGGGGTATAGACTTTGGACTTGTTGGCCGTAGCAGCCGCAGTGGTGCTCTTTGAGCGACCGGGGGCAACCTGCTTTTCCAACTCAGAGTTCGAAGTACGCCCAGTGGATTGAGCAACAGCGGCTTGTCCAGTACTCTCAAGCCAAGTACGGAAGATATTTGCGACTCGTCTTGCATCAAGACTGCGTTGCGCGTCATCAAGGTAAGTCTGCCGGGAAATACCGGTCAGCGGATCAGCCTCCAGCAACCACGTTTGGAATGCCTCGTTTCCGTTTACTTCACGGAAGTTGGGCACTGTGGTGCCAAGATCGGCCCAGAACTGTTGCTCTGCATTCATATGCTGCGTATGGGCAATATTCTGCACCTGCGGCACGATGTTTGTCTGTACCTGCTGAAGCATCTGCTCAAGTTTCGCAATACGTTGGGCTACTGCCGCCAACTCTTCGCGGGAAACTTTCCGCATCACATCAATAGACTCTCCATATTCCTCAACATCTTTGTCGGTCACATACTTATCGACAGTCGGCTGCTGAGTAGTTTGGGTAGTCTGTTGCGCAGATAACGACGCAAGCAACTGTTCCATCTGTTGTACACGCTGATTGAGTTCCCGATTCTGGTGATGCAGGCGTGGGACTTCAGCGTTGTACATACCTTGAAGAGTCTTGTATTTCTGCAAGACAGTTTCTTCCGGCACATTGTCGTCACTTGCTTTCTGCTCAGGCGCAGGTGACGGAGCAGCATTATTCGTAGCAGGAGTCTCGTCGGCGGTATGGGTTGCTTCAACATTCTCAATAGGCGAAACGGTGCCATCGGCATCACTTTCATTGGGTGTGCCTGTGTTGTCTTCCGCATTGAGTTGTTTGTACAACTCCTGAACTGCCTCGGTCTGTTTGCGAATTTGCTCTGGAAGTGCCATGTTGAACGCTCCTATCGGTATGCGTGATTAGACGGCGAGTTGCATCATAACTTTGCCGCCAAAGCAGGGGACTCTTTAGCGAACTCAATAAGTTCACTAATCATCTGGCAGCGCCCCTGAAAGACTGCCGGATTATCTACTGCATAGGGAAGACGTTTCATCTCATGCGTAAGTATGTTCTCCAACCACAAAAGCAACTCAGGGTGCTGCCGAACAGCCGTCCCCAGTGCCTTCGTAATTTTTGTATCGGGCCTTAGCATGGTTACATACTACCTACGCGGCTACTAACTGTGTTTGCTTCCTGCCCACCTTTGGGAGTGCCATCCGGCTGAGTTGGCGTACCCTGCGGAGCCTGCGCCTGCTGTTGTGCAGCGACGGCCATAGCCCTTGCCTGAATACGCTCTTGATAGCCAGTCTTCTCCCGAGATGGAACAACTTCATCCACAGACATCTGCAACCCTTTAGCCACTTCCCGAAGGATCGCAGCTCTCCCATCCTTCCCGATAATCTCAAGATCGACCGGGTTGGCAGTTGCGTTGAGAAATTCAATACGTCGGATGTTGACGGTTTCCTTGACCGCAAGATTGATCGCACCCTTGGCGATAACCTCAACATCCCCTTTGATGGATTCGTCTTCGTCGTACCGCATGTTGTAGACAAACTGACGCATGACAATGGGTTTAACCACATCGCTGTCGATGTGCATCACAACCTGCCGGATACCCTTCCCCGCTGCGCCCATAAGCATGGACAAGCCAGACGATGTGCGCCCAGCGCCTTGTACGTTAAGGTCGCCGTACACATAAGCGGGAATACCAGAGTGGTCATCAGCCAGTCGGCTAAACTTGTCATAGACAGCTACAAGCTCAGAAGCCCGTGAATCTGGCTGAGTAAACCGGATCGCCGGAGCACTAGACCCCACAGGGTCGTTGATCGTCTGCCAAATTTTCCACGGTGCAAGCGTTGTGATCTCTTCGTTCGGGGGAAGTCGTTCTACATTGACCTCCACCTGCGGGCCGGAAGAGATGCCCATATTGTTCACAAGTGCCCTTGCGGCTGCATTACAGACGCTCTGAAGGTCTTCAATGATCTCGGGTATACCTTTACCCCAGAACGCGCCCGGACACTTGATAAACGACGTTTTGGCGTAGGGCTTCTCACCCAACGGGTCGTAGTTCAGCGTAGCCTTGATGACGTAGTTCCCTACCAACCATACGTTAGCATCGTACTCTCGCGCTGGGTCGGGCACGTCTTCCTCAGACAGTCCCCATTCGATGAGCATCTTGCCGCTTACTTTGCCCCAGAACTCCAGCGCATCGAACTCAGTAGTCGGACGCATGTAAGCGTAGTACTTACGCTCCTCTTCGTCCTTCTGAAGTTCTACATCCTCGTTGATCCACGAAGCGCCATTACCTTCATCGAGCACCCGCCGTATCGCATCCTCGTCGTATCCCGGCACACCAATCAGATCAGCCAAGTCCATCCGGGTAAGCGGATGATGCTCGAAGAGGTAGCCCTCGTGGATGTTACTGATCCCCGGCTCAGGGTAAATGCGGAACGGATCAACCCGCTCGTACTCCGGACCAAGGCGCTCAATCGGCTCTACGACAGTGCGACCAGTAGCGTCAGTCTTCCACCCCAGCGCGCGTTGTCGACGCACTACCGGCCCTTTAATAAAGGCGCAGGGGTAGGTAACGATGTCGGTGATGAAGTCGTTGAACGAAGAGTCCCAGCCGCCTTGCGCAAACTGGTCTTGGATTTTGATCTTCATCCGGTCGGCACGTGACTGCGCCTCCCGAAGGATGGAGAACCGGTAGTCCTGCGACACCATCTCCTTGATCTCCCGCATCTCCTCGACGTTCGGCGCTTTTCCGTACTCTTCAACGATTTTAAGCACACGATCCGCGAACATGGCCTGCACTTCTTTTTGCTGTGCAGGGTTCAGATCCGGGATGGGAGTAGCCTGCAAGTCCCAAGGGGGCGAGCCGTTGTCAAGTAAGATGTCCCGCAGCCACGACTCAGCCGCACGGCATTTTACTTCGGTGATCATCATGTAAATCTCAGACCCGCCTTGCCCACGGATCTGTTGCAGCTTGTCAGCTTCGTACTCGCCGTTGCGCTGGCGCATCGCCCGCAACATGATGTACTCGATGGGCCGCTTTGCAAGGCGCGCCACATCCCAACATTGCCGCAGATAACTGGCAAGTCCGAGAATTACCGGCTGGTTTTGACGTTCTTGCAAGGCGCGTTGTGTCGCTTCTTGCTCCTGTTTGGCAAGTTCAGCATTACCCACTACCCGCAAAAATGTCAGCCCAGCCATTTAGTCGTTCCAGTAAGAACAGGTATTGTAGTTATCCATAGCTTCGACTTTCTCTTCCAAAATATCCATTGCATATTTGGGAGAAGTCCCTTGGTTAACCATCTGAGCAGCCTGCCGGAGTTTATCCTGACTGGTAATAACTTTACTCTTCTGGAAGTTTTCCTGCTGCATCAAACCTTTTTTGTACAGCATCCCGCCGGTCACAGTACGCGGTTCAAGTTTGACATCCTTAACCCCGGTTTTGGTCTGTACCATCTCGGACCGTGGTTGTTTTGCGGTAATACCCGAGCCGTCCATTTTGGGATTTGTCGAGTACATCGTTGAAAGTTTGGTCGCCATACCAGCTCCTTGCGCAGGTTCTACCAACAAGTATATATACTGTCAATAAAAAAGAAACCCCCCGGAGTATACTCAACGGGGGGTTAAGCCTCTTGTGAAGGCGGCGACACTGCCACAAAGCAGTAATCCCCAATTTATCATGTCCATCCTGACGCGGGCAAGCGTTTGATCTCCCTGCGCTGCTGAAGCACGCCCCCATCGCTCACGCTGTTTATGTGAAGCATCAGGTACTGGAGCGCCTCAGCCACGTGCGAGTGTTTGTTTTTGTCGATATCCCCATCCCCTTTGGGCTTATACCGGTATCCGCCCATCATGGCTGCTTTAAGCTGGGTGCATCTGGGATCAACGAGGAACGCCGGGTCGCCGTCTACCTGCCGCATGAGGTACTCATCGACGGCGTTTATGCGTGCCGACACGCTGTTAGTTTTGGCCGGGAATACTTTCATCCCTTCCGCTTTAATTATGTCGACCGCACTGCGCTCGTCGGTCTGCGCCCTCTGCACCCCTGCCGGGTCAGTAACCACAAGCACTGGCGCACCGGGAAACCGCTCATACAACAGCGGCCTGAGCACCGTCCGTATAAACCGTTGGATGCCCATATCGAACGACACAGCTTCATCAAGTATCAGCGCCCGACCACGGGGGTCTTGCTGGCCGATAACAGCCGCTGGGGTAAGCCCCAAGTCCATCCCAATGATAATGGGTCGAACCCCATTGATAATCGGGCGAAGTCGCGCCTGAGCCATATGGTAGTCCGGCCTGAAATACTTGTACACCGGCATACCAGCCGAGGAGAGGCCATACTCGCCATCGATGTAAACCCGTATATATTCTTCGCTGCGGCCTTGCGTGTCATAATACCCCTCCGGCAGATTCTCAATATTCTCTGCGTAAGGGCTACGTCCAGACGGCTGCTTGAACACTGCCCACCCGTTATTGTTGGGCGACACACCGTCTCGTATATCAAGCCCTTCCATCTGGTAGTACCACCACGTATCCATCGTCGGTGGGTTGGTATCTGCCCACATCCCATGCCACGTAGGCCCGCCATCTTTTGCCGATGGAAACCGCCCAATACGTTTGGACATGGCGTCCACAATATCCGGGTGGATATCCCGACACTCATTGAACCACGCGAAGGTAAGCTCCAACGAGTTCAAGTTTGCCACGTCATCCGCGTCGTCCAGCGCGCGGAACATAATCTCGCACTCGACATCCCCCACCTTAAAGAAGTACGTCTTGGTGGTGCGCATGTACTCACCACACTGCCCCGGTGGGAACCAGTCTAGGAAGGTCTTGATCGTCGTGTCCTGTAACTGGCGCACGGTTTCCCGAACGATGGCACAGCGGCTCTTGCGTATTCCGTGGGCGTTGGGTTCCTGCATGCTGGCACGCCGCACAACCTCAAAGGAACAAGTGACGGACTTGCCACTACCCACCGGCCCCATGAGTACGCGCATCTTGGCGTTGTTCGCCATGAACTTCTTGCCGGTTGGCGGCGGGGTGTATGAGATATCAAGTGCCACTGGGAGGCTCCAGCAACATTACGATGAACTCTCTGCCATGCTTCTTGGATTTGTTGATCTTGGTCTGGAAGGAGTGTTTGTGTTCGCGCAGTGTAGCTTCCATGTTCCGAGCTTCCAGCGATGAGCGAAATTTTGCAGCGGGTATTCCGTTATACGTCTCACTGAACATATTCTGAATACTCAACGGCAGCGACATCCTCAGTCTCCACAGTGGTAGCTTCGATTGTTCGGGCATCCTTGGCGTCATTACCAAGGTTGATAGTAATCCGTACTCCGCCACTGCCACCATCAGCAGTGACTTCATTCTTAGGCTCCAGACCAGCCCACTTCACAGTGCTCTTGATCAGGTCAGCCTTTACCGCAGGAGACACCGATGGATCATGGATAAGAAGCCATGAAGTCGTCAACAACTCCTCAGCCTGCGCTCGGGCTTTGAGTTTGAACGTAAGTCCTTTATCCCGCACCTCGCTGCGGTAATGCTCCACCTTCTTCAGGAAGACCGGATCAGAGTTGAATACCAGTATATCGTTGGCGGTGATGCTATGCCGCCCCATAATTTCTTGGAGCGATTCACCACTGCCTTCGAGGGTCAGCGCCACGTCGAACGCAAGTCTGTCATTCCACTTGGTGTGGTTAAGCGGGAGGTTGTCCATACTCGCAGTGTAGCGCGAGATACGTGGGTGTCAAGGGACTGGGCGGGGTACGCCAATCCAAAACACGTAGAGTTTGGCACCTCAAAACACGTAGAGTTTGGCACCTTAAAACACGTAGAGTTTGGCACCTCAAAACACGCCAAGTTTGGGTATAACTTTACACGTTCTAAATTTTGGGTCTTGCGTTGTGCGGTTTGGAATACTACCGGGGGGCATTGATTTTCTAAATCCATGTCCCCCCTCCCTCGCACGCGCTCACACGCTCGCACGCACGTCGCGCATATCACGCGCTCGCACGCATGCACGCGCATTGGCAGGGCAAACTTGACACTAACGTCACGTTTTGCTAGTCTGGAATTGTCGTAACACATCGCTACGACACGCCAGAACACCGGCGACGCTCTTTAATATAGTCGAATCTCTAGCAGGATGCATTTCGTTAGAAGGATGCATATCGCAGCCGGATGAAGTGCATCTATCTGGAGATACGAAAATGGAAAACGCAAAAGAATTGAATTGGTTTTCGGTCGATGAGGATTCGATGAGTACTGCGCTCAAGGCAAAGTACCGCGCTCTAAAGAAAGCGCAAGAAGCCGCAAGACAAGCCAAAGAAGACTTCGAGCTTAGTTTTGTGGCAGAAGCGAAGAAAGCCGAGCGAATCGACGCGGATATATCGCTGGCCTTTGGATACCGATTTGGCAAATTAGCAGTCGCCAAGATCGATCCTAAAGCGGTGAAACCGTCCGCAGCATCCAAACCGAAATTCTCGTTCTAAGCTGGTTCCCACCCCGCAAGGGGTGGGATTTTCCAAGGGATAAGACAATGATAGGGCACCAGCACAGTGGCCGAATCAGGCCCATTAAAGAGGTGTATTTCCATGTTTTATGTGCGGATGGAAAGCGCAGGCATGTAGTGTTGTGGGCGGATGATCCACAGCAGGGCGAAGAACAAACCGCATGGTTGTCTGACATAACAATACTAACCCAAGGGAGTGCTGCAAATGAGTGATGATCTGAAAGTGTTTGTAAGTTTACTGATTGGTGTACCGGCAATGTACATATTTCTGGTGTTGATGTTAAGTATGTAACCACAGGCCCGCCGAAAGGCGGGTTTTCTTTTTGTGTGTCAGCTTTACACGCTGTAGCTCTGGAGGTTGTGGCTTTACACGCTGTAGCTCTGGAGGTTGTGGCTTTACACACGGTAAGGTCGCGCCCGAGGGGGATCGCAGGTAAGGTTTAGTTATAGTAAACCCCTAACTATACGTCGGGGGGTCACGGCTCGCCGCTTTTTAGCGCATATATACGTAACTATACAGCTATATACGTAAAGTTAGTGGCTAACAATACATGTTGCACTGCACAATCTAACTATACACGGCAATAATCTATTTTTTACACAGCACGATTTCGGGACTTTACATTAACTAACTTGACAACTATACACTGTATAGTTACTGAAAAAGTTGAGGGGAATCAACCACTTGCGCCAGTTTGACCACGGGAGCTATACATAGATACGATATAGATGATATAGATAATATAGGTTTTTTGTGTATACCCTTTCACAAAGGCGGTGGAATTTTGCCGACATGGCCTCTGCACAACTTTTTTGCGCGACATTATCTCAAAATTCGTAGATTATTTAGATTGTGCAGTGCAACATCCTTTATAATCAATAGCTTGCACGATCTATTTGCGATCTATTTTTCCCCAACTTCATAGATTATTTACATCCACATTTAGATTGTGGTTTTTCCCAGCCTCGGCAGGCTCAAACTTGACACGCCGGGCGGATCGTGCCAGACTGAAATTCGTCGGGCCAAACCCGACTGCATTACCTATTAACTTTACTGTAAGGAGCCTATCATGGCTGAGAGCTACATGTACAACATCGAAATCACCGATACCTTTGGTGGTGAATCCAACTATTCTTGGGTCAAACGTGGAACAACCACTGCCAAGACTAGACGTGGCATCATTAAAGCTGTCAAAGACCTAGCAGGATGGACAGGCTGGTGCCGTGTAAAGGTAGCCTACTTCTCTGGTGATTTCATCGAAATACGTCCCACTACATCCAGTGGTGTATGTCAAGTTGCCTTCGTAACCTTCGCGGAGAGTAACTAACATGGAACGCACCATAACGCTTAACCTCACAAGCGAAAACATGCTCACCATTGCCGAATCCATTGGTTCTTGGGAGAAGCTGTGGCATGCCATAGGCTACCTATCCTCGTGGAATATGTCCTACCCCTACGTCCAAATCTGGAAAGATGGCGACACCGATCTCGTGGCAACTTATCGTGATGTAACCGGAAACCGCCAGTACGTCATTGGTGCAGTCTGGCACGGTGAGCACTACGGCTTTCACTCATAATCGTTTTACCCATCCTATCGGAGACACTACCATGTCCAAGAAGATAGCAAACCGTGATGCTCGGTATTACGTCCAACGTTGTATCCCATTCGAGGGTAGCAATCTTTTTTCTTTCACCCACTTCCTACCCGGCGAAACCCTTTACGCCGTCTATTCCTATGGCACCCACTGGCCCCTATTCATCTGGTCTGATGAGGCTAAAACGTGGTTCGAGAATGAAGAGCGCCACAGCATCACAACCAGCAAGCACCGTTCCCAGTGCCATCCCCATTGCCCCACTGTACCGTTATCCAATCAGCTCATGCGCAAGCTGATAGACGCGGGTTACAAAGCCATTGTCAAAGAGCGCATTCTCTCAGGAGCCACAGAATGAGCAATACCAAACAGAAACTCATTGATAAATACCGCGATATCAACATCAACAACGACTGGTGGGAACCTGTCTATGACTTCTTTACCGAGGACATGGCAAACCTCGGTATCCGTGTGGATGAGATGTACTTCCGTGGTTTCTGGTCGCAGGGTGATGGTGCCTGCTTCGAGGGGTCTGTAAGCGACTGGCCTGTGTTCCTCGCTAAACATGGCACTGACAACCCTGTACTTGCAGACCATGCCAAGAAACACTTCAGCTTTGGCTGTACCCACAGGCACTTCTACTACCACGAAAACAGTGTGAGTTACGACTGCGACTTACCTATACCAGACTCATCCAGCGATATCCACTTTGCTGAGGACTATTCCCCTTACCCAGTGGATGACTTGCGCACTTCGGCTTGGCTATCGGTACTCAACCAGTATGATTCCACCAAGCTGGAAGACGAGTTTCAAGACATCTTCAGATCCCACATGCAAGACCTATATAGCCGTCTTGAGGATGAGTACGAGCATCTCACCAGTGATGAGGCTGTGTGGGAGGCGGTCGTTGCTAACTGTTTGGATAAGGAGGAAGAGCATGAGAACGAGTGAACTAACTGACTCCGCCCTTGATTGGGCAGTGGCTAAGGCTGAGGGACGCACTGATGTGCGAGTTGATGACGATGGAGAACTTGTAGGGCAAGACGAGTTTGACTACTCAACCGATTGGGCACAAGGTGGGCCGATCATTGAGCGGGAGAAGATGCGCGTAGCGTACAACCCCGATGAACATACTTGGGAAGCGGGTTGGGATTGTTATGTAAAAGGTTGGGGAGACACACCCCTAATCGCAGCAATGCGTTGCTACGTCGCCTCACGCCTTGGCGATGAGGTCGAAATCCCGGAGGAACTGAGATGAAACACGAAAACATTGTCGATATCCGCGACATCATCGAGCGATATGAGGAACTGGACAGTCTTAAAGACAACAGCGGTGGAGCGTTTAACGAGGTTTTTACTGATTCAATGGCAGAGGAACGTGGCGACCTCGAAAACATCCTTTTTAAACTCAGGGGATATGGCGGTGACGAGGAGTGGCGTGGTGACTGGTATCCACTAACCCTTATCCATGAGGAGTATTTCACCGAGTACGTCAAGGAATTGTTGGAGGATTGTGACCAGATACCTCGCAATCTGCCCAAGTACATCGCTATCGACTGGGAGCAAACGGCAGCAAATATCCGTGCGGATTACTCGCCCATCGACATTGATGGGGATACGTACTTTTACAGGGGGTGATATGAAACCTCGTTGCGACTGCCTTAACTTCTGTGGTGATGACCCTAGTATCGACAAGGGGCTGGTAAGGCCATGCCTCACGTTCAAAGCAGAACTACGAACCCGTAGGCTACACGATGCAGCACCGGAGTTACTTGTTGCCCTTAAGGATCTGATTAACTGCGCTGACCCTAACCGGGATATGGCAGAGATACGTAGGGCGCTTTCCTTAATTCGCAGAGTGGAGAAAGACTAGATGAAGCTCAAACTTATTGATGAGACTGTTATCGGCCAGCATTTCGTGTGCCCCATCGAGTATGGCGATGTAACGGGGCTTAGCGATGATGAGGAAGCACTACTAAACCAATGGCTTAGTGACTTCCCGAAAGCTGTTTTTGTGTGGAGTGATGATCGGGTATTCACCAGATGCCAGATCACTTGGATGATGGGCGATTGCGTTGAAGTAAAAATTTACGGAGAAGAGTGACGACATGAAAACCATCAGTGGAGTAACAGTAGGTATTCTGTTTTTCCTTGTTGTTTTCGTAGTTGTAGTCGAGTGGCTTGCAGGCTGTGGTGAATCATACGTCGATGCCAATGGGGTGCGGCATCAAAACGAGTGCGTACTTATCCCCAAACCATAGGAGAGTAATTATGAAACGTCTTTTTGTTCTGCGTCATGGTAAAGGTGGGGCTGTGGTTACTGGCCCCGATAATCAACCGCTGTACTTCGCTTCCAAACCAGAAGCAAAGAGGGTGCGCGATAGCATCGGTGGTAATGCCGTTGTGTCTCGTGGCCCTGATAACCGCAATTCCACTAACTAATTCTGGAGGTTCGCCATGAGAGCGACACTGTTGAAAGACACCATCAAGTCCCTTTTCCCCATCAAGCGTACCGTCTGCATCGAGGGTTCCCCCGGTGGTGGCAAAACCACCATTGTGCATGAGGTTGCACAGGAACTTGGAGTCCCTTACATCGAGCGGCATATGCCCACCATGTTGGTGGAAGACTTCGGTGTTCCTGATCTCACCACAACCAACGACAAGTTTGCTTACAAACTGCCCGAGTGGTTCCCAGTCAAGGGCAAAGCGCCTGACGTTGGCATCCTGTGCTTCGATGACCGCAACCAAGCCGGTACTGACTTACAAAAGGTCTTCGCTAACATCTGCCAAGCCCGTACCTTGCACGGTCACACCCTGCCTGATGGCTGGATGGTAGTCTCGACTGGCAATAGGCAAGCTGACCGTGCCGGTGCTAACCGTGTGTTGTCCCATCTGCGTAACCGCGAGACTGTACTTGAACTGGATACCCATCTCGACGACTGGACACAGTGGGCTATTGACCATAACGTAAAGCCAGAAGTCATTAGCTTTATCCGTTTCCGTCCCGGCTTACTCCACGACTTTGATCCTCAGCGTGATCAGAACGCTACCCCTCGCTCATGGGTTGAGGGTGTGTCCGACGTGCTTGGTACGGTGCCTGCCGATGCTGAGTTCGAGTGCTTTAAGGGTGCCGTTGGTGAGGGTGCTGCCGCTGAGTTTGTGGGGTTTGTACGGATCTTCCGCAAGCTGCCCAACCCTGACGCTATCCTGCTCAATCCTACGACCAGTGACGTGCCCACCGACCCAGCGACTCTCTACGCTCTCAGTGGTGCCATTGCACAGCGTGCTACCGAGGGTAACTTCGAGCGTGTCTGCCAGTACTCGGAGCGCATGCCTCCCGAGTTCTCAGTGCTTACCATCAGCCATGCCGCCCGTCGTAACCCCGACCTTGCCAACACGCAAGCCTTTACCCAGTGGTCGATCAAGCACCAAGCTGTTTTGTTCTGACATGGACGACTTGGAGTGGATTGACTACCTACGACGACGTGGTGTGGTGTCCCTCGCAGATAGGCAGTCCATTGCCCATATGCTCAGGAGCGAAATGCTCTCTGTCAGGATGCAAGGGCTTGCCTTCTGCAATCGGATGCGGGTTATTCACCCTGATCTGTGGATAACCTGCCTCACTGCAAAACGTATCTTGTAGTTCTTGATCACAACCCTGCAACACACCCATCAATATCTTTAGAGGAGTTTCGACTATGAATCTCAATGACCGTGCCCTTTTGGTACAGCTTTCCATTAGCCAATGGGCGGCTCGCAAGTACGACAAACGTGCTTCCAAGGAAGTAACGACTGCACATGGTGCGGCATCTGCCGCTGGCCGCTTCAACAAGTCGCTGCTACCGATGGCCGACTTGCTGGATAACATCCATAAAAAATCGACGCTGATCCGGCAGAGGTACTACGACAACACGTTGCCGTGGGGTATCGACGGCACTCAGATGCTACCCACCAGTAACTACCTACAGTTCATGACGGAGTTTCGCAAAGAGCGTGACGAGTGGAACCTGCTTGTGAATAACTTTGTGGATAACTACGACACGCTGAAGGATGATGCCAAGCGTATTCTCGGTAGCCTGTACGACCCCGCTGATTACCCATCGGCTGTGGATATTCGGGCCAAGTTCCACATGGATATGTCGGTATATCCCGTCCCCAGTACTGACTTCAGGGTAGCCATTGCATCGGAGGAACTCAGTCGTATCCAACAAGATGTTGAGCGTCGTGTGAAGGACGCAGAGCAGGCCGCGTTGCAAGAGGTATGGCAGCGGTTGTTTGATCGGGTCAAGCACATGGCGGAAAAACTTGCTGATCCGAAAGCGATTTTCCGTGACTCGATGATCGATAACGCTCGTGAAATCTGCGCCATCCTGCCACGGCTTAACTTCAGTGACGACCCAAATCTGGAAGCGATGCGGCAGCAAGTCGAGGCGACACTACTCAAACATCCTGAAGCACTGCGCAACGACCCTGATCTGCGTCGTGACACTGCCGCTGAGGCCAAGTCAATCATGGACAAAATGTCCGTCTTTATGGGAGCACAGTGATGAACAAGGAAGACATTTTCGACGCTGATGGCACTGCCATACAGGCAGCGTATGACCTGATACAAGTGATTCTGAAGACCGACCCCGGTGTATACGACGACATCGCTGCGCCTGTCCTGTTGCTGCTACGTCAGCGACTTGGTAGTTCATGGCGCAACGTACCCAAGAAACGCAAACTAAGGAGTGTGTAATGGACATGAACAAACTCAAAATCAAACTGGCGAAAGCTAAGACCTCGCTCGTGTTGGAGCATCCGTTTATCGGGACCATTGCGCTCAATATGCCGTTCGAGTTCGACGAGTCCATACCTACCGCTGCAACCAACGGTAAGCGGATCAAGTTCAACCCGGCTTTTATCAACGACTTGTCAGATGACGAGGTTAAGTTCCTCGTTGCCCATGAGTGCCTGCACCCCATGCTGGAACATAACTATCGGCGCGGTGGCAGGCAACCTAGGCGGTGGAACATGGCCGCTGACTACGTTATCAACAAGCTGCTAACCGATGACAAGATCGGGCGTATGCCCAAGGTCGGACTACATGACCCCAATATCTACGCTGCCGGTGGCGGTACGTCAGAGGGTATCTACAACATCTTGCCAGAACAGAACGAGGAGGACGGCACCGATGGTTTGCTCGACGACTGCGAGGACGGTGAGGGTGATGCCGCTGAGCAGGCACAGCAACAAGCAGAGTGGAAAGTGAATCTCGCTCAAGCTGCGCAAGCTGCCAAGATGATGGGCAAAATGTCTGCCAACATGCAACGGCTGGTCAATGAGGTGTTGCAACCCAAAGTCGATTGGCGTGACGTGCTTCAACGCTTCCTTGTCAAAGCCCGTACTGACCAGCGCAGTTTCGCCCGTGCTAACCGGCGATTTATCGGGCAAGGTGTCTACTTACCCAGTGTTACCGGCGAGGCAATGGGCGAAGTACTCTTCGCTGTTGACTGTTCTGGGTCTATCGACCAGCATACTATCAACCAGTTTGCTGCGGAGATCGGCAAGGTTAAGGACGACCTTTGCCCAACACGTATACACGTGATGTACTTTGATTCTGAAGTCAGTCATGTGGAGTCTTATGCACCAGACGATGCGCTCGACATCCGCCCTCATGGTGGCGGTGGTACTGACTTTGCCCCGGTGTTCGACAAGATCACTGAACTGGGTATTGAGCCGGTGGCTATCGTGTTCCTCACTGACCTGTGCTGTCACAGTTTCGGTACACAGCCTGACGCACCTGTGCTTTGGGTAACTACGCACTCGGGCAGTGCGCCGTTCGGTGAGGTTGTAGAGATGAATATATAAAGTAACTAGAGAGGGAGTTATGGATTACAACGAGAAGGTTGTTGATTACTACGAGCGGATAACTTCAGTGCTTCGGATGAACAATTTGGCTGACGCTGATGACGACGAGTATGAAGCTGCTATTCATGCCCTCGTTACTGTTCTCGCGGTTCTTGGTGGTGGATCTAGTAAAACAAACCGGAAATACTGCAACGACATTACACAACATCTTTATACCGTGATGTCTGAATTAGACAGTAGTAAGACTCTTAACTAAGGAAAATATAATGGCGACCGTACGATTTTCACAAGCTCTCACTGACGATATTCTTGCTACTGCTTCCAAAAAACTACAGCCCGCAGTACAGCGGGTTTATGACAGCCGCCCCGATCACTCATGGGGGGATAAGATTTACGACAAGATATTTGCTGATGATCTACACCTTGTCCGACAACTACCAACATACTGGTGTAAAGCAGTCGATAGTATCCTTGTTGATACCGTAGGTGGTTTAAACATTAACATGAAGTTTAATCTGACTACCCCACAACTGTGGCCTGCATCAATGGTAGACAACGCAGTAGCTACTACAAATGTCTATTCTATCGGGCGGGTAGTTCTTAAAGATCACCTTGTGTGGGGTGAGTTACATGCCGCTGCATCAGAGTACAACAAACGGGTGACAGAAGTACTGCGTCGGCAGAGTGAGTTCGTTGCCAGTGTGAAAAAAATTATTACGTCATATACCACTTTAGCTCCTGCACTGAAGGCATGGCCCCCACTGTGGGACTTGTTGGACCAAGATACTAAATCCCGACACAAAGAAGTTAAGTCTAGCCCCAAGGTAACGGCTACCCCAGATGTAGACTTTGACAAACTTACTGCACAGATTACTGCGGCAAAGTTAATCGTATGAAAATCGACGAGGAACGTCGTCGTGAATGGCTGCGGGCCTTGCGGAAGTGGAAGTATGGTATCAAGGTTCGCGCCAAACTGGGGGTATTGAAACCTATCTGCGAGGAAGTAGCCAGAGATAGGAGTCTCAGTTCTGTATGGACGATGCCCGATTGGAATACTGAGCCTTGGCTCACACTGCTATACGAGAGTATTCGTGATGAGCAATTTTCCCCTAGGATACTGCGAGCGTTTGCTGAGAGTGCGGAGGTTACATTCTTGGCAAAGTTACAGCAACCTACACCGGAGAGAATAGTCGAAGGGGTAGACCGTATATGTAAAACATATAGTCGCAGACTTAGGGATAAGTTTGGGGTGTTTATCTGGGATCATCATGGGCAAGCCGAAGAAACCGAGGAAGAAGTACCGCCCACGGGCAGTCCTTAAGAACCCGATTGGCTATGTAATAGAAAGTATTACCCCGTTACAGAACCATGACTTCTCGCTCACTACTCTGAAGATTAAACACAGTCAGGCAATGCTGGCTTTGATTCAGGGCAGAGCAACAAAGTCTGATATGGATACGCTCATATCGATGTGCAATGTAGTCGAAGCACTATTGGAAGAAGGGTTTGGTACGCAGTACAAGTACGCTCACGAGCATGGTAAGTACGCGATTATAACCATCGCAACGAGGGCTGTAGTGCACGGGAGGTTTACTCCCACCGGCCCTGAAATATCAATGCTCAACAAGTTGATGGAACTTCACGATGCACAGATGGAAATTATTACAGTGCGGGAATTGGAGAAAGCCATAGCCCTTGTAGAATCGCGGCTCCGCAGAGGGAAAGACACGGTGAAGCTGCCGACAGTATCAAACCAGTTATGTTAAACAGGAGTACGTATGCCTAAGATTACTAAAAAACAACGTGTTATTGATCACTTCATCAAGAGTCCACTGGCTACACCCAAGTCCGTGTCCGAGAAATTCAGGATGGCGCTACCCACTGTGTATACCTTGCGTAAGCAGGCGCTCGCTTCCATCCATACACCCCCGCCCCCGGCTGATGAGCCAGTGGTTGAGTACGGGTGGATAAACGAAGGGGAGCAGGCCAATCTGTCGCAGGTAGGCGGGGATCATTACAAGAACATGGGTGTCGAGCCGTGGGATGTGGTCGATACATGGCCCATCGAGCAACGTATTGGTGCATACCGTGCCGGGGCTTTGAAGTATCTGATGCGGATGGGTAGGAAGGACGCCGATGACTTGGAGATTTCCAAGAGTAAGCATTACCTTCAGAAACTTCTTGAAGTACTCGAAGAAAATTCGGGGCAGTGACAGCGATGGACATCGTAACCATCGACTTTGAAACCTATTACGACAAGGAGTTCTCCCTGTCGAAGATGACCACCGAGGCGTACATCCGTGACCCAAGGTTCGAGGTTATCGGGGTGGGCATCAAGGTTAACGACTACCCGACCGACTGGTACAGCGGGGACAACCCCGGCAAGTTTATCAAGTCACTGGACTATAGCAAGCGGGCTATCCTGTGCCACAACACAGCGTTCGACGGTGCCATCTTGTCATGGTTGTTCGGTATCCGTCCGAGACTGTGGCTGGACACACTGAGTATGGCTCGTCCGACACACTCGCTTACTGTTGGTGGGTCGCTTGCGAAGTTGGCGGCGTACTACAGCCTCGGTAAAAAAGGTGATGAGGTCGTGGCTGCAATGGGTAAGCGGAGAAAGGACTTCACTGAGGCTGATCTTGCACAGTACGGGCGGTACTGCATCAACGACGTAGACCTGACAAAACAATTATTCGACAAGCTCAAGGTAGGTTTCCCATCCAGCGAGTTGTTGGTGATTGATCAGACACTACGTATGTACACGGAGCCGGTGATCGAACTCGACGTACCACTCTTGGAGAAACATCTTGAGGAAGTGCGTAGTCGCAAACGCTCTTTGATCCAAGACCTGAGCGTGAGTGCCGGTGGTGAGGTAGCGGTGCACAACATGCTCATGTCCAATGAGAAGTTTGCTGCGTACCTTACATGTCTCGGTGTGGAGCCGCCGCGCAAGGTAAGCCCCACTACTGGCAAGGAAACATGGGCGTTCGCCAAGACTGACAAGGGTATGACGGACTTACTGGATCACCCGGACGAGCGTGTTCAAGCTGCGGTAGCGGCTCGCCTTGGTGTGAAGTCAACCATTGAGGAAACACGTACGGAGTCGCTCATTGGTGTGGCAGGAAGGGGTAAGCTGCCCATCATGCTGAACTACTACGGTGCCCACACGGGCCGCTTTAGTGGGGGCGACAAGCTCAACCTACAGAACCTCCCTGCTCGTGGTGGTAGCAACGCAATCAGGCGCAGTCTGAAGGCACCGGAGGGGCACAGCCTCATCGCATCTGACTCATCGCAGATCGAAGCTAGGATGGTGGCGTACATCGCAGGGCAGGATGATCTGGTGGAAGCGTTCAGTGAGAAGCGGGATGTGTACTCCGAGTTCGCCACTGAAATTTATGGCCGCAAGATCACCAAGTCTGACAAGGTCGAACGCTTTGTTGGGAAGTGCGGGATTTTGAGCTTAGGATACGGAGCCGGTGCGGCTAAGTACCGTGACATGCTGAGGATTCAGGGAAATGTGACCATTGACCTGAACGAAGCCGAACGCATCGTGCGAATCTATCGCAGCAAGAACTTCAGGATCGCACAGCTTTGGCAGAAGTGTGGACAGGCGCTGACCGCGATGGTCAACGGCGGCAGTGGCAGCATCCATGACGTACTAACATACGATTCACTGGGTATCAAGTTACCCAACAAGCTGCGCATCCAGTACCCCGCACTGCGTGCCACGACGAACGGCTTTGAATACATCGCTGACCCAAGGCAGTATCAGAAGATAGTCGCACAGCGCGTGCTTGGTGAGACTGCTGACGTGCCGTGGGTACGCATCTACGGTGGGAAGGTGACGGAGAACCTGATCCAAGCCCTCGCCGCTATCGTTATCCGTGAGCAGATGGCCGCAATCGGACAGCATTACCACGTTGCATTCCAAGTTCACGACGAGATCATCATCACCGCGCCGGACAGCAAGGCAGCACAGGCTGAGGCAAAGCTGGTGGAGATCATGTCAACACCACCCAAGTGGGCACCCGGTCTGCCGGTTGCATGTGAGTCCGGTTCGGCAAAAAACTACGGAGATACATGATGACTGACGAGGATGAAGTAGATGTGGTTAACACTTATGTAAATAGACTACTTGAAGAATTTAAATATCTGGGAGAAAGTCAAAATAAATATCCTGAGAAGTGTGAACAATGCAATTTTGAATTGTGTAAATGTATCGATATGTAAGGGAGAAGACGAAATGACCCCAGTTAGATCGGGTGTACCACCTACTGCAATGCCACAAGCGCCATCAGCGCCGCAACCAACCAACAACCTGACATACAACGAGTTGCGACAAAAGTGCGACAGTCTTGAGCGTGAAGTCGAACGCTTACGTGGACTCTGTGATCACCAGCACGCAATCATCCTCGGGCAGCAACCTACGATGGCCCACCTGCATTGGGAGTCGATGAAGTGGCAGCACTACAAACGGATTCTTGAAACCAATGAAGGTAAGTCGGCGGCAGCAGAAGCAGAGAGCATGGTACAGCAGAGGATGGCGGGGCTTATATGACGTTTGCTGAGGTAGTCCTACTAGCTGGGGTTCTGATCCTGCTCGTCTGCCTTTTCATTGATTAAAAATTAACGGCGAACACACAAAACAGGAGCACATGATGAAGTTGAAAATTAAACATTACTTGCTGGCATTACTTCTCATACCCACATCCGTATGGGCACAGGCTGAGCAATTCCATACCTTCACCATTGAGGATACAACCTACACTCTCATGCCCTCATCCATGCGGATTGAGAACAAGCAACTGGTTGCGCTGTGGAATGTTGTCGCACCCAAGGTTAGTTGGCGTTGGAAGGTACGTGTTACTGGCTGTGACAAACCCTACGGCACCATCCATACGCAGATGGAAAACTCAGAGCACACCGACGAGTGGTCAATCGAAGGACTTCGGGGTTACGACTACCTTGCTGCGTATACCTGTGTGGCGTTCATTCTGAGGGAGAAGAACAAGTGAGCATCGAAGCCATGAAACTGGCATTGGAGGCGTTGGAGAAAAGCGAGCCAGTGAATCAAGGTGTGGGATATGTCAAACACCACAACAATGCTAAACGCGCCCTCCGCTCCGCCATAGCCGAGGCGTCCATGCAGCGGCTTACGGATGTGCAGCAGGAGATTGAGACTGCGGTGGCAGATCAAGCCACCTACGGCATGGGCATCACGCTAGGCGGGAAACGGATTGATCCTGCGTCGATATACGAGAAGCCGGAGCCGGTGGCGTGGGAGGCAATCGAAAAAA